TACCTCTTCATGAGCAAGTACAATATTATAATCAATATCTTCAAGATTTATCTATTGCTAGATTAAATTGGATAACTTATCAAAATAAAGGAATTGTAGAACAATATTTAGCTCAAGAAGAATTTGATGATTTTAATGATGATTATTACCTTATATTACAAGAAGACGGATCTAAAATTATAATAACTTAAAATATGCCAAATTTACCAATATCCCAATTACCTGCATCTTCTACTCTTACTGGTGCTGAAATTTTTGCTGATGTCCAAGGTGGCATTACTAAACAAACTACTCTTACCTCCATTAAAAATTACATAACAAGCTCAACCCCTGGCTTAATAGGAGGACTCGGTTGGGCTAGATATGACGATACTCAATATACTACTTCTTCATTTTTTACTGTTGTTGAGGATGCAGTTGCTGTGGTTTTACCTAATAATGCTGGGAGTAATATTACAACACATATGAATTCTTCTATACCTTTTTATGATGGAACATCTAAAAAAATTCAAATGGCTAAAGCAGGAGAAGTATATTCAATGGTTGTTACATTTAAGGCTAAAGCTCCTAATGCTAATCAAACTCATATAGATCTTTCATTATCATCTACCGGGGCGACACCATACGATAGAGTTTCTAAAAGTTTAGCTTTTGCTAAAGGCAACGATGAATGGGAAAATTTTTATGAAGTATTTAATTTTTATGCTGATGATGATTTTATAGCTAATGGTAATCAATGGAAAATATATGCTAGTGGGGGTAATGTTGATGTAGCAGGAGTAATTTATTTTATTCAAAAAACTTTCGGAACTTAATTTATATTTAACTTAAACTTTTTTTATGAACTCCAACCATCACGAAGATGAAATATTCCAAGAAAAACGCAAACCTAAAAACCCTATAAAATTTAAAATAGAATTAAATCAAGAACAGAAAGAAGCAAAATCTAAAATATTAGAAAACACAGTTACGTTATTAGCAGGTTCTGCTGGTTCCGGTAAAACGCTTTTAGCGTGTCAAATAGCACTAGAAAAGCTATTTATGAAAGAAGTTGAAAAAATAATCATAACACGACCCACAGTATCAAAAGAAGAAATTGGTTTTTTACCTGGTGATTTACGCGAAAAAATGGACCCTTGGGTACAACCCATATACCAAAACATGTACGCACTGTATGACCGAGTAAAAATAGAAAAACACATAGAAGAAGGCGACATCGAAATAGTACCTGTTAGTTTTATGCGTGGTCGCACTTTTTTAGATTCAATGGTCATAGTAGACGAAGCACAAAACGTTACCCACGAACAAATGGAAATGATTGTAACACGTTTAGGTTTACGTTCCAAAATGATAATCTGTGGTGACGACAACCAAGTAGACTTAAAAAACAAACGCGATTCTGGATTTAGATTTTTATATACTGCTGCTAAAAAAATTAAAAACTTAGCCGCAATATCACTAAAAACAAACCACAGAAACCCAATAGTAGAAGATTTAATATCATACTACGAAGACGCATACGAAAGCGGAATTAGTTTAACAAACAGCGGTTCGAAAAAATAAAAGGAACATTAGACTTGCCATATTTATAACAAAAACTATGGCCGCAGGAAGATATTCTTTTACAATTGAGCAAGGAGCAACACTAAGTTTTGAAATTCAATATAGAGACGCAAACGGAAATCCTATAGATTTAACAGGATATTCTGGATTAATGCAGATCCGTTCAAACTATAGTGGAAGCGGCACAACATACCTGTCCTTCTCATCACTATCCGGTTCACAATACAGCGAAGGATTCCCTTCAGGCAGCTCATTTTTAAGCTTTTCAGGAAGCAATTTATCAACCCCACCCTCTTCAGGCAGTATAGGAATATACGCAGGGTGGTATGCTACAGACACATTAACCTTTACAGGCCAAGCATATTATGATCTAGAGATAACATCGGGTAGTATTAGAACAAGGCTATTAGAAGGAATAGTACAACTATCCAAACAAGTAACTCAATAATGGCTACACCAAATCAAATTGTAGTAGATTCTTTTAATAATAACGTTGATATACAAACCAACGACAATCAGCTTCATATAATTAGTGAAGTTTGCAATACAGAAGTTACTGTAACACAGCCCGTAACAACAGTAATACAAGTATCTACAGTTGGGCTTTCAGGTTCAAATGGTACCTCGGGCTTAAGTGGAAGTTCAGGCACATCGGGCTCAAGCGGAAGCTCAGGTATAAACGGTACTTCTGGCTCAAGTGGGGATTCAGGTACTTCTGGCTCAAGTGGAGATTCAGGTACTTCGGGCACATCCGGATCAAGCGGAAGCTCAGGTGTATCTCCTGTTAACGCCTTTGTTCAAGATGGAAATTCATTTGGTGCAACCGCAGTTTTAGGTACAAACGACACTCAAGACTTACAATTTGAAACAAGTGGCTCAGTTAGAATGTACATTAGTTCAAGTGGTAATGTAGGTATAGGAACAACATCCCCATTGTCAACCCTAACTGTTGCTGGTGGTAATATAAATATTGAAAATGGGTACAGTATTGGTGCTAATAATTTTGGAAGTTATTCCCCATTCATAAGATACAATCATTCTGGAGTAGGAACCCCAAGTGCAAGTTTTGGACTTAGTGGAGCTTATATGCTATCAGATTTTGGTGGTATTTTTGGAACAAATGATTTATCATTTTGGGCAGGAGGTTTTACCCAAACCGAAATAATGAGGATTGTAGGTTCTACTGGTTTTGTAGGGATTGGAGAAAGTTCACCATCCGCAAAACTAGAAATAAAAGGTAGTGGTGTAACATCAGCAACAACAGCATTAAGAGTAGAAAATAGCAATGCATCAGCCTCGTTAGTTGTAAGAAATGATGGTAATGTAGGTATAGGTACATCAACACCCACAAACACCCTGCAAGTAGTAGGTGGTGTAACCGCAACTTCATTTACAGGTTCTCTATTTGGAACATCAAGTTGGGCCCAAAACGCATTAACCGCTTCTAACATAACACCTGCTGTAACAAATAATACTGATAACTATCTACTAACTGCAACTGGTGGTGGAACAATAAATGGTGAATCTAAATTAAGGTATGACGGATTAGAATTATTTGTATCATCAAGTGATATTTTATTATCTAACAATAAACCTATCAAATACTATGTAAATGAAGAAGCAGGTCAAATTAACATACTAAATAGTAATTATAGTTACCTTCCAGGCGTACCTAATAATTTTACAGCAGGTACTTCTTCTTTATTAGGAATATCACCTACAAAAATAGAAATAAGAAGCGCATTTGAAGATGCTGTTGGAGGATGGGTTAGTGGTAGTATTCATTTTATAACACCAACAGGTTCAACAGTAATAACAAACGAAGGTAGATTAGGGCTAGGGACAGGATTACCATCCGCTTCATTCCACATAAGCGGGGCATCAAACAGTAACTTATTACGAGTAAGTTCACCTACTCAAACTAATATCCTATTTGTAAGTGGTAGTGGTAACGTAGGAATAGGAACAGAAACACCAACAAACACCTTACAGGTAGCGGGTGGTGTAA